ATGGCAAAGATTGAGATCAATATTGATGATGCTACCTTACGTGAAGCCGAGAAGGTCCTGCATTCCCTCGGAATGAGTACTGAGATCGCTGTGAGTATTTTTTTAAGAAGGGTCGCCATAGAAAAAGGATTACCGATGACTATGATCGCTTCGGTATCTAATCAAACGGAGTCTGGTGTTTCTGAGGATACGGAAGAGATTTTCGATCATTCATCGAAACAGTTTGTGCGCAGCAATAACAGGATTACAACTGCTATGGTAGAAGAGGTATGGAGTGCGTTCTTAAGGTACACTGAGGGGTCTGGTGAAATCAGTCAGCTAAGCACTGAGGTATCTGAAAAGACAGGAATGAACCGCGGGAGTGCATTTATATATCTGACCGTATTAGCAAATCTGGTCAAAGGTGCAGACAACACCCGCGTTTTGAAATTCAAGGATTTGGAGTACTTGATGGGCAAAATACAGACTGAGTTAGGAGACAGCAAATTTCAGAAGGCTATTCAATCGCTGAAGATGTCCGTCCCTTATTGGAGAGAGAAAATACCTGGGACCTTTGCGGATAAAGTGGAGGCTTATTGCAAGAAGCACTCATAGAGTAAAAGATGAGGGAATTGTGAGGGAGTGTTTCCCCCGGGTCCTAGTATAATTGTAGTATCGAAAGCTGTATCGAGAGCCTTCGCGGAGTTTAAACCGCGGGGGCTTTTTGTATGTCAATACCGAGGTGAATATTTATGCCCTTTAAGCCCAAACGACCGTGTTCTCAACCTGGCTGTCCGAAACTGACAGACGGTCGTTTTTGTGAGGAGCATGCCAAACAGGAAGCAAAACGATATGAACGACACCAGCGCGATCCTGCTGCGAAGAAAAGATACGGTAGAGCGTGGAAGCTAATTCGAGACCACCACATTGCATCTCATCCATTATGTGAGAAGTGCATGAAGATCGGCAAAATAACCCCGGTTCAGGAAGTACATCACATAAAACCCTTGTCGCAAGGCGGGACGAACGCGGAGGACAACCTCATGAGCCTATGTACCTCCTGCCATTCGGAAATAACCGCGCGCGAGGGAGGTCGTTGGCAGAGGAAGTGACAGGGAGGGGGGAGTCAAATCTCTACGGCCTTAGCACTGAAGACCGGGCGGCACCCTTCGCGTGCAAAAATTACAGTTCAAACGGGGGATTAAGCTCCGCCACAGCTAGGAGGTGAGGGTTTGTGGCAAAAGACGGAACTAATAGAGGCGGTCGCCGGGTCCGTGCCGGTGACAAGCCGCAGCCCCTGGCTGACAAAATCACATCCGGAAAGGCTGCAAAGATTTTAGAAGCCCCGGAACTGCAGCCTGAGTCGATGCTCGAAGCGGAGGAACTTGAGGATGCCGCAGATTTATACGGAGAAGATATGCCCGCACCCAGCGATTACCTCAGCTCGAGACAAAAAGACGGTAAGCCATTGGGCGCCGGCGATCTGTTCAAAGAAACGTGGAAATGGCTCAAGGACCGTGGCTGTGAGAAATTCGTCAACCCGCGCCTTATCGAAGCCTATGCCCAGGCATTCACTCGCTACATCCAGTGTGAGGAAGCCATCAGCACCTATGGACTTTTAGGGAAACACCCGACCACGGGCGGCGCTATGGCTAGCCCATTTGTACAGATGAGTCAATCTTTTCAGAAACAGGCAAACCTCATCTGGTATGAGATTTTTGACATCGTAAAACAGAATTGCACCACGGCCTTCGTCGGCAATCCGCAGGATGACATTATGGAAGCTTTGCTGTCAGGCAGGAAAGGACGTTAAAAATAGATGAACACAACCGAGCGTTTTGAGAAAGTAAATATCGACCGGCTGGTACCATATGCACGCAATGCTCGCACTCACAGCAAGGAACAGATACTTCAGTTGAGAGCATCACTCCGGGAGTTCGGATTCGTCAACCCGGTTATCGTTGATAAAGATCTTAATGTCATCGCCGGGCATGGACGCATCCTGGCTGCCAAGGAGGAAGGCATTGGTGAAGTGCCCTGCGTGTTCGCGGAACACCTGACCGAAGCTCAGAAGCGAGCTTACATTATAGCCGACAACCGGCTGGCCCTGAACGCTGGCTGGGATGATGAAATGCTCTCAGTAGAGATTGCCGATCTGCAGGGCGCGGACTTCGACATCTCCCTCCTCGGTTTTAACGACGCGGAACTGAATAAGCTGCTGGGCGCTCTTGAGGATGTGAAGGACGACGACTTTGATGTAGAAGGCGAACTGGCCAAGCCCGCTGCAACAAAGCCAGGCGACCTGTGGCTTTTAGGACAGCACCGCGTTGTCTGCGGTGACAGCACCCAAGCGGATACCTATACCCTGCTTATGGACGGTAAACTTGCCAACCTGGTAGTAACCGATCCTCCCTACAACGTTAACTATGAGGGTACGGCGGGCAAGATTAAAAATGACAACATGGCGGACCAGAAGTTCTACCAGTTCCTACTGGAAGCTTTCACTCTGACCGAAAAGGCCATGGCCAGGGATGCAAGTATCTATGTATTCCACGCCGACACTGAGGGGTTTAATTTCCGTAAAGCATTTAAGGATGCGGGATTCTATTTATCAGGAACGTGTATATGGAAAAAGCAGTCGCTGGTATTGGGACGTTCACCTTACCAGTGGCAGCATGAGCCGATATTGTTTGGCTGGAAAAAAGCCGGCAAACACGCCTGGTACTCCGACCGCAAGCAGTCTACCATATGGGAGTTTGATAAACCCAGGAAAAACACCGATCATCCTACGATGAAGCCAGTGCCGCTGGTCGCGTACCCGATACTCAATTCCAGCATGACGGGCTGTACTGTTCTTGATCCCTTCGGCGGATCGGGCAGCACCCTGATCGCCTGTGAGCAGACCGGACGGATTTGCCACACCGTGGAACTGGACGAGAAGTTCTGCGATGTTATCGTGAACAGGTACATCGATTTAAAAGGTTCTGACGCTGATGTTTTCCTTTTGCGCGGCGGTCAGAAAACTCCCTTTGAAAGCATGAAAAAAATGGTGTAAAGGCTTGCTATTACACCGATCCAGAGTGATGTATATGACTACCAAAACAGAAAGGTGGTCGATCCCATGGAATTTAAGTTTAACGTTACCGGTGCTAGGCGCAAAGAGCTAGTTCTGGCCATCAGTGAAATCCTGAATGCCGCATCGGAATACCAAGGCCCACCGACCTTTGCTTATATCATAGGCGGGTTTACAGTCAACAAAGAAGGCACCCTCATCACCAGCGAAATAAACAGCGACGAAGAGCTTGAGCAATTATTATACGAGCTAGACCGGCGCGGATTACAGTTTGAGGCACCAGACGAGCTGGTTATTGAGATGCCCAAAGAAGGTTTTACCGAAGCCGCCATTGCCAATCTGGAGCGGCTGGTTAAGAGCAAGGAAACCCTTATCAAAAAAGCCCTGGGCGCAGACCGGTTGCCAATTGAACAGACCGAGGACCGACTGCGTTTCCCCTGGTTCTCTGGCAGCCTTACAGCGGAAGAAGTCAGCGCCTATGCCCGCTTCATCGGGGCGCTTTGCGCGATGGCCAAGAACCAAAAACGGGTAACGGCCACCGAAAAGGCGTATGACAATGAGAAGTACGCCTTTCGCTGTTTTCTGCTACGGCTGGGATTTATCGGGCCGGAATACAAAGAGGAACGCAAGATTTTGCTCTCCAGGTTAACCGGCAGCGCTGCTTTCAAAACCGGCCAGCGCAGTTCGGAGGAGGTGCCAGAAGCATGAAGCAGATTCATCCGGAAATGTTAAAGGCACTCAGGTCATATTATCCTCCGGGTACCCGGGTGGAACTCGTGCGCATGGAGGACCCTTACACCAAACTGAAACCCGGCGATCCGGGTATAGTATCCTTCATCGACGATACCGGCACCGTGTTTGTTGACTGGGATTCAGGCAGCAGGCTAGGGGTCGTATTTGGTGAGGATGAAATCAGAAAAATTGAAGAATAACTGGAGGCAACCGTCCGGATAAAAAGACGGATATTTCGGCGTATTTAAACTGTTTATTTTGCTGAAATCCCTTGCTATATAGCCCTTTCAGAGTGATATATGTACACACCAAAAAAAACACACCTGAAAGGAGCCAGATAGCATGTTCAACGCCAAATTCGGAATCGAGATTGAATTTACCGGGATTACCAGAAGCCAGGCCGCCGAGATTGCGGCACAGTTTTTAAACGGGAGGATTGAGCACTGCCGAGACAGCTACGATACCCAAAAGGTACACACCCCGGACGGACGAGCCTGGAAGTTTATGAGCGACGGGAGCATTCGCCGGGAAGTAAAGGTGAGCGGCAGAAAAATAAGCGCCGAGCACGAATACAGCGTTGAATTGGTAAGCCCGGTTTTAACCTACCAAGAGGACATAGCCACCCTGCAGGAACTGGTCAGAAAGCTTCGCAAAGCCGGAGCCTTTACCAACCCCTCCTGCGGAATACACATTCACCTGAACGGCGCGGACCATACGCCAAGGAGCATTAGAAACTTCATCAACATCATCGCCAGCAAGAACGACCTTTTCTACCAAGCCTTACAGATTGAGCGTGAGCGGATGAGGTTCTGCAAAAAGATGGATGCCTCCCTGGTAGAAAAGATAAACACCAGAAGGCCGAGAACCATGAGGGAGCTTGAGGAACTTTGGTACGAAGGCTACTGCGAAAGCCGCAGCCGCCACTACCATGAAAGCCGCTACCACTTTTTAAACCTGCACAGCTTTTGGCACGGCAACCACACGGTGGAGTTGCGGGGATTCAATAGTGAACTGCACGCGGGCAAAATCAGAAGCTACATAGTTTTAGCCCTGGCCATAAACCGCCAGGCTTTGACCCAAAAGAGCGCCAGCGCCAGAAAGCCCCAGGTTGAAAATGAAAAGTTCGCCATGCGGACCTACTTAAACCGAATCGGCTTGATCGGCGAGGAGTTCAAAAACTGCCGCGAGCACCTTTGCAAACACCTGGAGGGCTCTGCAGCATGGAGGTTTCGGGCGGCTTAAGCCGCCGCCGAAATCAGCGATAAAGGAGGCTAATTCTAATGGATAAGCATAACAAACTGTACATCGCCTATGGTTCCAACCTCAATCTTGCGCAGATGGCTGACCGATGTCCAACTGCCAGAGTTATCGGCTCCGGAGAGATGAAAGGCTGGCGGCTCCTGTTCAGGGGTTCGCGTGCGGGTGCGGTAGCAACGGTGGAACCTGAAGAAGGCAGCAGCGTTCCAGTTCTGGTCTGGGAGATAACGTCCGCCGACGAAGCGGCGCTCGACCGCTATGAAGGCTGGCCTTTTTTATACCGCAAGGAAACCGTCAAGGTGAAAATAAACGGCAAGACAGTCAAGGCAATGGTATATATCATGAATGAAGGCAGGCCGCCGGGCCAGCCCAGCTGCTATTATTACTCGGTCATTTTGGATGGCTATAAGGAAGCGGGCTTTGATATGGATATCCTGCGCCGGGCAGCCACCGAATCTGTAGAAATGGAGGAAGCCAGATGAACGAAACCATACGAATGCAGATTTTGGCCATCAGGGAAAGCGGGGTCACGAACATGTTCGACCTCCCCCGCGTCCAGCAGGAAGCATACAAGCGAGACTTTCACGAACTGGTTATTTACCTAAATGACCACAAGCACGAATACTGTCGCTTTATCCTGACGGGGGAAGAGGCGGATAGCGAATAACTGACAACAATAAATATATGGGGAACTGAGCTTCTTAGGAGGCTCTTTTTCTTATGTCCGCTTTAAGAGAGGAGGCGGCAAGCATACGAAAACTCAAGAAATACAAGCCGACCGCCTTTATGGCCGCGGACTCGAAATACAGCAAGGCGGCCGCTGATTATGCGGTGGCATTTGTCGAAGCCCTGTGTCATACCAAAGGCTCTTGGGCGGGGCAGCCCTTTGAACTGATCGACTGGCAGGAACAGATTATCCGTGACCTGTTCGGAATCTTAAAGCCCAACGGTTACCGCCAGTTCAATACGGCGTATGTAGAGATACCGAAGAAGATGGGCAAATCGGAACTGGCGGCGGCCATCGCTCTGCTCTTAACCTGCGGTGATAATGAGGAACGCGCTGAAGTCTACGGCTGCGCCGCCGATCGCCAGCAGGCGTCCATCGTATTCGAGGTGGCGGCTGACATGGTGCGGATGTGCCCGGCTCTAAGCCGCCGGGTCAAACTCTTGGCTTCTACCAAGCGGCTAGTGTATCTGCCGACCAACAGTTTCTACCAGGTGCTGTCGGCGGAAGCCTATTCGAAACACGGTTTCAATATCCACGGGGTGGTTTTCGATGAGCTGCACACCCAGCCAAACCGGAAACTGTTTGACGTCATGACCAAAGGCTCGGGCGATGCCAGGATGCAGCCGCTCTACTTCCTCATCACCACAGCGGGCGATAACGTCAACAGTATTTGCTATGAGGTGCACCAGAAAGCCAAAGACCTGCTGGCCGGCCGAAAGCGTGATGCGACGTTTTATCCGGTAATCTATGGAGCGGAGGAAGAAGACGATTGGACTAACCCTAAAGTCTGGAAAAAAGTCAATCCATCGTTAGGTATAACCGTCGGAATCGACAAGATAGAAGCCGCCTGTGAGAGCGCGCGACAGAATCCCGCCGAGGAAAACAGCTTCCGACAGCTTAGACTAAACCAATGGGTTAAACAGGCTGTTCGCTGGATGCCCATGGAGAAATGGGATAAATGCGCTTTTCAGGTTGATCAGGAAAGTCTTAAGGGCCGTATCTGTTATGGCGGACTGGACTTGTCCAGCACTACTGATATTACCGCTTTTGTACTGGTTTTTCCCCCGGTTGACGAGGACGATAAATATCATATACTTCCCCACTTCTGGATACCGGAAGAAAACCTCGATCTTAGGGTGAGGCGCGATCACGTGAACTATGACCTGTGGAAGAAGCAGGGTTTTCTGAAAACCACCGAAGGCAATGTGGTGCATTACGGCTTCATTGAAAGCTTTATCGAGGAACTTGGCGTCCAGTACAACATAAGGGAAATAGCCTTTGACCGCTGGGGAGCGGTGCAGATGACACAGAACTTGGAAGGGCTTGGTTTTACGGTGGTGCCGTTTGGACAAGGCTTCAAGGATATGTCCCCGCCGACCAAGGAACTAATGAAGTTAACCCTGGAAGAAAAGATTGCCCATGGCGGTCAGCCGGTCCTGCGCTGGATGATGGATAACATTTTCATCCGCACTGACCCGGCAGGCAATATAAAACCGGACAAGGAAAAGTCTACGGAGAAGATTGATGGGGCGGTAGCGACAATAATGGCTCTGGATCGAGCGCTTAGAAACCAGGGGAATAGAAACGATTCTGTATATGATGAAAGAGGGCTGTTGATTTTATAGTGCCACACAATATCTCTTGGATCTGCATAAAATGTTTATATAAAAATGCAGAAGCGGCTGAAATTGTGTAGAAAGAAAAAAACACTATTCTGCCATGGTTTGATTGACTTCTGCATGTTTTGGCGATAATATTGTGCAGAACCGTAAATATTTTAGGCAGAAAGGTTGTTAGCGATGAGGGAGTTCGATTACACAACCATTCCGAATGAACTAATGAACCATGAATTAATGAATCTGATCTCAGCAATTCACGAATATAAAGGGAAACAAGAGCTGTTTATTGAGGCAAAAGCTGATGTGTTAGAGGCTATGCTCGAGATTGCTATTATTCAGAGTACGGGAGCTTCCAATAGGATCGAAGGAATCTATACTTCCGATGAGCGTTTGGACGCCTTGGTAAAACATAAGGCGGAGCCGCGCAACCGCTCCGAACGGGAAATCGCCGGTTATCGTGAGGTGCTGAAACTTATTCATGAAAGCTATGATTACATGGCGCCTAGAACCAGTGTAATACTGCAATTGCACAGAGATCTGTACCAGTTTAGTCCGTCTTCTATAGGTGGTAGATTCAAAAATTCGGATAATCTTATTACTGAAACAGATACTTTCGGGCAGAGCAAAATTCGTTTTAAACCGTTGACTGCTTTTGAGACCCCTGAGGCTGTCGACAGCCTAACCAATACCTTTATTGATGCGATTAACGCGGAAAAATACGATCCATTGCTGTTGATTCCAATGTTCGTTCTGGATTTTCTATGCATTCATCCCTTTAACGATGGTAACGGACGCATGAGCCGCCTGCTGACCCTGCTGCTCCTTTACCGTTCAGTATACATTGTGGGCAAGTATATTAGTATTGAAATGATTATTGAAAAAACCAAGGAGACCTATTACGAGGTTCTATTGGATAGCTCATTTGAATGGCAAGAAGAGAAAAACTCTTACCTGCCGTTCGTCAGGTATTACCTGGAGGTCATATTAAACGCTTATAAAGAGTTTTCGGCTCGGGTAGAATTAATGCAAAATCGCAGCCTTTCCAAGCCTGAACGGATTCGTAAGCTGTTTGATAGTAGCCTGCAAAAGCTATCGAAGCGCATGATTTTGGAAAAATGCCCGGATATTAGTACCTCAACTGTAGAGATAACCTTGGCAGCACTACTGAAAGAAGGATACATAATCAAGACCGGTGCTGGAAAAAATACGGCCTATATCAGGAATATGGACCAAAATGAAGAAACGGACTGAATTAACCTTTAGGTGAAGAAATTAAAATAGTCCATATTAGCATCTCGAAAGAGGTGCTTTTTTCATGCCGGTTTTTAGGAGGATGATACAATGAATATTCCTTTCCTGACGAGATTTTTTCAATCAAGAGCAAGTCCCAGGAATGCTTTTTGGGTTAGTCCATATAGCTTTTTCGTTGGCAGTACCTCAAGCGGTAAAACGGTCAATGAGCTCACGGCCATGCAGACCACCGCGGTATATGCCTGTGTAAGAATACTGGCTGAGACCATTGCCAGCCTGCCGCTGCACACATATAAGTACACAGCCAGCGGCAAAGAGAAGGTTCTGAGTCACCAATTGTATTACCTGCTCCATGACGAGCCTAACCCAGAGATGACTTCATTTGTGTTCAGAGAGACACTCATGAGTCATCTTTTGTTATGGGGAAATGCCTATGCCCAGATTATCCGGGACGGCCGGGGCAGGGTACTGACTCTGTATCCGCTGCTGCCCGACCGGATGACGGTGGACAGGACTTCCAGCGGACAACTCTATTACGAATATCGAAAGGATACCGGATATGTAATCTTACGGCCGGAAGATGTTCTGCATATACCGGGCCTGGGATTTGACGGTTTGATTGGGCATTCTCCCATCGCGATGGCCAAGAACGCCATTGGTATGGCTATTGCTACTGAGGAATATGGAGCCAAGTTTTTCGCCAATGGGGCCAATCCGGGCGGTGTGCTGGAACATCCCGGGGTAGTAAAAGACCCGGCCAGGATCAGGGAAAGCTGGAACGCGGTCTACCAAGGCAGCGGCAACGCTCACCGGGTAGCGGTGCTGGAAGAGGGGATGAAGTTTCAACCCATAGGCATACCGCCGGAACAGGCCCAGTTCTTGGAGACAAGAAAATTCCAAATCAATGAGATAGCCAGGATTTTCAGGATACCGCCGCACATGATCGGCGACCTTGAAAAGTCCAGCTTCTCTAACATAGAGCAGCAGAGCCTGGAGTTTGTGAAATACACCCTCGATCCCTGGGTGGTGCGCTGGGAGCAGGCCATGCAGAGAGCGCTCTTTTCCCCGGGGGAAAAGAAAGATTACTTCATCAAGTTCAATGTTGACGGGCTGTTGCGTGGGGATTACCAAAGCCGGATGAACGGATACGCTGTAGGCCGGCAGAATGGCTGGATGTCCTCCAATGACATCCGGGAGTTGGAAAACCTGAACCGGATTCCCGAGGAACTGGGCGGGGATCTGTATCTCGTTAACGGCAATATGACCAAGCTGGCCGATGCCGGGATATTCGCCAATAAGAACAACACAGAAACGGGGGTGGGAAACCTTGAAGAGAAAGTTTTGGAACTGGGTCCGGAACGAAACAAGCCGAACCCTATATCTTGACGGAGCCATTGCCGAGGAGACCTGGTTCGGCGATGAGATAACTCCCAAACAATTTAAAAACGAGCTATTTAGCGAAAACGGCGACATCACCATTTGGATCAACTCTCCAGGTGGTGATGTTTTTGCTGCCAGTCAAATCTACAACATGCTGATGGATTACCCGGGCCAGGTCACGGTGAAAATCGACGGCATCGCAGCCAGTGCCGCCTCGGTAATTGCCATGGCGGGCGGGGAAGTGCTCATGTCGCCGGTATCCATGATGATGATCCACAATCCCATGACCATAGCTTTCGGTGACAGCGGGGAGATGGAGAAGGCCATTGCCATGCTGGGTGAGGTTAAGGAAAGCATCATCAACGCCTATGAGTTAAAAACCGGTCTTTCCAGAGCCAAACTGTCGCACCTCATGGATGCGGAAAGCTGGTTCAATGCTAAAAAGGCAGTGGAGTTGGGGTTTGCCGATGCGATTCTATTTACTTCGACTAATGAGTCCAGTCCGGAAAATGAAGGCCTCATTTTCAGCAACATGGCGGTGGTCAACTCGCTGATTAATAAGCTGCCGCGTCAGGAAAAGAAACCCGGATCAGCCATAACCATTTTGGACAAGAGGCTTGACCTCTTGAAATTGTAAGGAGGGATTTGTTAATGAGCAAAATATTGGAGCTGCGGGAGAAAAGAGCCCAGGCCTGGGAAAGTGCCAAGGCATTTCTGGATTCCAAAAGGGGCAGCGACGGTTTGATCTCCGCTGAGGATACCGCGGTTTACGAAAAGATGGAAGCGGATGTAGTAAACCTGGGCAGGGAAATCGACCGGCTGGAGAGACAGCAGGCTATGGACCTGGAACTAGCCAAACCGCTGAACTCACCGATTTTGGCCAAGCCTTCAGTAAACGGAGAACAGAAAACCGGCCGGGCCAGCGACGAATACAAACAGGCTTTTTGGAAAACTATGCGCAGTAAAAACAGCTTCGAAGTGCAGAATGCATTGCAGATCGGCACTGACAGCGAGGGTGGCTATCTGGTGCCGGACGAGTTTGAAAGAACCCTAATCGAAGCCCTGCAGGAAGAAAACATTTTTAGGCAATTAGCCAACATAATCACCACCTCTTCAGGCGACCGGAAGATTCCGGTAGTGGCCAGCAAAGGGAGTGCTTCCTGGGTGGATGAAGAAGGTGCCATCCCGGAATCAGACGATGCCTTCGGGCAAGTTTCCATCGGTGCCTATAAACTGGCCACCATGATCAAGGTTTCCGAAGAACTGTTAAATGATAGCGTCTTTAATCTGGAATCATATATTGCCAAAGAGTTTGCCAGGAGAATCGGGGCCAAGGAGGAAGAAGCCTTTTTCGTTGGGGACGGCAGCGGCAAACCGACCGGCATATTAAATGCTACCGGCGGGGCGGATCTAGGCATAACGGCTGCTTCTGCAACTGCGATCACCGTGGACGAGGTCATGGATTTGTTCTACAGCCTGAAATCTCCGTATCGCAAAAGCGCTGTCTTTGTAATGAATGATGCCACGGTCAAGGCTATCCGCAAGCTTAAGGACGGCAACGGGCAGTACCTGTGGCAGCCATCGATTACTGCCGGCCAGCCGGATACGATTTTGAACCGGCCGGTTAAGACTTCGGCCTATGTGCCGACTATTGCATCAGCCAAGAAAACTATCGCTTTCGGCGACTTCGGCTACTACTGGGTGGCCGACCGGCAGGGCAGGTCGTTTCAGAGACTCAACGAGCTTTATGCGGCTACCGGGCAAGTGGGCTTCAAGGCAACTCAGAGGGTGGACGGCAAGCTGATCCTGGCCGAAGCCATCAAAGTGCTGCAGATGAAAGCGTAGGTGAGACTTAAATGAGCAATGTTAAAAACTATACCGAGCAGGGCGGAGAGAAGACCGTCATTGGGGGAGAACTCGAGATTGCGGCTGGCGGTAAGCTGGCTGTTGCCGCAGGGGCAGTCGTGGAGGGGGTTGTAAGCGCTCCGGTAGTTGATGCGCTGAATTCAACCTCCACTACCAGCGCCCTGTCGGCCAATCAGGGTAAAGTCCTAAACGATGCCTTAGCTGCCAAGACCGCTGCCAACCAGGCAGACAGTACGGCTGCCGACGTGGCTGGTTTGGTGACCGATTTCAACGCTCTCTTAGCCAAGCTCATCGCGGCGGGTTTAATGGCTGCCGCTGAGTAATTTTAGGAGGTGGGCGTATTGGTCGTTACCCTGGAGGAAGCCAAGCTGTATCTGAAAGTTGACGGCGATGAGGACGATACGCTCATCACCGATTTGATTAATGCCGCTGAGGAACTCAGCCAGGATATCCTGCGCTGTCCGTTGACCGAGTTAACAGTAGTCCCCGAAACTGTCAAGCAAGCGGTCCTCTATGCCATCGGCAATCTCTATGAACAGAGGGAGACTGTGGACATGACCGCCGTAATTGCGGTTATGGCCAGGCTCCTGTTTGCCTACCGCAGGGAGGGATGGTAAGGGTGAAGAACCGCAACCGGGTGAGTTTTGGGGAACTTCAGCACCGCGTATCGCTGCAAAGTAAAACCATCACCAAAGCCGAAGGCATACCTCAGGAAAATTGGACTACGGTTGCCACCGTCTGGGCAGCGATAGCAGACCTATCGGGCAAGGAATATTTCCAGGCTGCCAGCGTTCAATCCGAGGTCACCAGCCGAATCAGGATCCGTTATCGCCCCGGGATGAATCCAGGAATGCGGGTTCTTTATGGTACCCGGGTGTTTGCCGTTCTTTCTGTTATTGATAAAGATGAGCGGCACCGTGAAATTGAGCTGATGTGCAGGGAGGTGATCCCCGGTGGCGGATAATATGACCCTGGAAGGTATGGATGAGATCCTGGCCAAGCTCATGGAATTAGGGCAAAGAGCCGGTCCGTTGGAAAACCAGGCTCTCCATGCCGGGGCCAAAATTGTTCAGACTAATGCCAGCCAGAGAGCGCCCCGAAGTGAAAACGCCGGGGAGCATCTGGCCGACAACATTGTCATATCAGAGGCTAAACAGGGAGAAGGAATAAAATACATCGAGGTGGGGCCGAGCGCTCCCTTTTTTTATGGCAAATTTCTGGAGTATGGCACCACCAAGATGGCCGCCCGCCCCTTCCTGGGTCCGGCTAAAGCGGAAAGCCGGAAAGAGGTGCTGGAAACCATCAAGCAGACTCTGAAAGAGGGGCTGGGCTTATGATCAATGTCAAACCAGAAGTGCTGACAGCCTTGGAAGGAAATTCGGATCTAAATACTCTGCTGGGCGGGCCTTACATTTACCAGTTGAAAGCACCGGAAGGATTAGATAAATACATCACATTGTTTGAGTTAACTAATTTCGATTCCGCTTGGGCCGATGACACTGCCCTTTTGGCAGAGGTTCACCTGCAGGTGGATGTATGGGTAAAGGAGGCTAGTACCTCGGCTATTGCGGCTGAAGTGGATAAAACCATGAAGGTGCTGGGCTTTAAAAGAACCGGCAGCGCCGATCTGTATGAAGAGGACACCAAAATATTTCACAAGGCGCTCAGATACGTAACTGAGCGCCCAATCTAAGGAGGGATAAGAACATGGCCGGCATCCAAGTGGGCCTAAACAGCCTGTATTATGCAATCCTAACCAGCGACACGCCTTCGGGGGCGGTCTACAACAGCCCGGTCGCCATAGCCGGGGCTATAAACGCCAAAATAAATCCCAAAAGCAATACTGAAACCCTCTATTGTGACGACGGCCCAGATGAAACCGTAACCTCACTGGGTGAGATCGATGTGGAGTTCGAGGCCAAGGATATTGACCTCAATACCCAGGCAGCCCTGTTGGGACACACCGTAGTGGGCGGGGTCCTGACCAAGAAGTCGACCGATACCGCGCCCTATCTGGCTCTGGGCTTCAAGTCCCGGAAGAGCACCGGCAAGTACCGCTATGTGTGGCTGTTCAAAGGCAAATTTGCCCTGCAGGAGCAGGATTACCAGACCCAGGAGGACAAGCCCAAGTTTCAGACCCCCAAAATCAAAGGGACTTTCATTAAGCGATCTTATGACGATGCATGGCAGAAGCTGGGCGATGAAGATCATCCCGACTGGGTGGCTGCTACCGGAACCAATTGGTTTACAGCGGTAGATGGGGCTGCGCCTAGTGCCTTAACCGTCAGTCTGGTACCCACTGACGGAGCAACCGGGGTTGCGGTGGGGGCTAACCTGACCTGGACCTTCAATAACGCTATACAGGTGAGCGATATGACTGCGGCCAACTTCCTGCTCTTAAGCGCCAGTGACGGATTGGAGGTGGCCGGCGGGCTATCTATTGATGCGGCACATAAAGTGGTGACCTTCAACCCCAGTGAAGATTTGGACCCCTCTACCGCCTACCTTATGGTCTGTACCCGGGGGATCAGAGATATCTACGGCCAGAGCTTAGCAGCCAACAGCGTTGGCAACTTCACCACGGCCGCCTAAAGGAGGAGGGGTATGATGGAAAACCCGACTATCACGTTAACAGGCAAGACCTACACCGCGCCAGCGCCTAAGGTAAAGCTCTGGCGCGAGGTGACAAAATTCAAGGAGCAATTCAGCGATACCGCCCAGGGTGACCAGGAAGCCTTGAGCGAGATGGAGCGTTTGATTGCGGCGGCCTTTAACCACCCGGACATAACCGCAGAGGTCATCGAGGAGGAACTGGACTTGGATGAGTTTGTTCCGTTGTTTTACCAGATCGCCGGATGGGTGGCGGAGGTAGTCAGTCGAAAGATGAGGGAACTCCCAAACGGGCTGGAGCTGGCGGACCGGACCTAAACAGTCTGTCGGCTTACCAAATGGTGGTGTATTTCTACCTAAGCCTGGCTAAAAACTACCACTGGATCCCAGAACAGATCGACGCTATGGAACTCAACATGTTCTGGGATCTGCTCATTGTGGGCGCAATGGTTATTGAGACCGAAGAAAATCCGTCCGGATACATTGATGAGATTTGGTGAGGGAGGTGAGGAGATTTGGCAGAAACCATCGGCGAACTGCTGGTCAAGATTGGCCTGGACAATACCGGCTTTAATCAGGGCATGAAAGAGTTGGACCAGTCTTTAAAACTGGCCAAGGCTGAGTTCCAGGCTGCGGCCGCCAAGATGGGCGACATGGGCAGTGCCGCCGATCAGCTTAAATTAAAGGTCGATTACCTGAACAAGCAAGCTGAGGTACAAAGGCAAAAAGTAGCCGCCTTGAAAGAGGCCTATGATAAAGCGGCCAACAGTACCGAGCAGGATGCGGCAGCGGTGGAAAAACTGCAGATAAAAATGCTGCAGGCCGAAAAGGTTCTGGCCAATATGGAAAACTCTCTCAAAAAGACGGTCAGGGAACTGGAACTGCAAGCTTCAGCCTGGACCCAGCTAGCCAAGAAAGCCGAGGACGCCAGCCAAAAACTAAAAAATGCCGGTAACAGTATCACCAGCGCCGGGCAAGGGTTATCCCTGGCGGTTACCGCGCCGATTGTGGCAGCCGGCAGCGCTGCGGTGAAACTGGCTTCGGATACCAATGAAGCCCTCAACAAGGTGGACGTAGCCTTTAAGGACAACGCTCAGGGAATCAAGGACTGGAGCGATACCACCCTGGAACGTTTCGGTATCGCCCAGGGGACCGCGCTCGACATGGCTTCCACCTACGGGGATATGGCCACCAGTATGGGTCTTGATACAGAGCAGGCCTCGGTCATGAGCGAAACCCTGGTGGGGCTGGCCGGCGATTTGTCCAGTTTCAAAAACATTAAGATTGACATCGCCGATACAGCTCTAAAGTCGGTATTTACCGGCGAGACCGAATCCTTAAAACAACTTGGTATTGTCATGACCCAGGCCAACCTGCAGGAATTCGCCTACAGCCAGGGCATTAAAAAGAAGATCCAGGATCTGAGCCAGGCCGAACAGACCCAACTCCGGTACAACTATGTCCTGGCCATGACCAAAAACGCCCAGGGAGATTTCGAGCGGACCGGAGCCGGGACCGCCAACCAGATGCGGGTTTTCTCCGAAAGCCTGAAAGAACTGGGGGCAACCATGGGCCAGCATATTCTGCCGGTCATAACCCCCTTGATCCAACACTTAAATGAACTGGTGCAGAAATTCGGAGATCTGAGTCCCAGCGCTCAAAAGACCATCCTGGTTGTGGCGGGTGTGGCAGCAGCCGTCGGCCCGGTGATACTCATTATCGGACAGCTGGTAACCGCCGCCGGGTCCATCTCTGGTGTAGTTGGTACAGCTGCGGCAGCCATAGCCAGTGCCGGCGGGGTTGCCGCAGGGTTGGGGGCGGCTTTTACCGCTTTGACTGGTCCCATTGGAATTGCTGTAGCCGTTATTGCCGGGCTGGTTTTAGCGGTCAAGGAGCTATGGCAAAACAACGAGAGCTTTCGGACTGTAGTCAAGGAGGTTTGGTCGGACATACAGGCGATTATCACTCAGGCCGGCATTGCCATCCAGACCTTCTGGAACAAATGGGGCAATGACCTGACCGCAGTATTCTCAAACATCTGGAATATTATCAAGACGGTTTTCCAGACAGCAGCACAAGTGATTATTAACCTGTTCGGATTCTTTCTGGATATTTTGCAGGGGGACTGGCAAGGAGCCTGGGAGCATATAAAAAACATCTGCGTTTCCCTATGGAACGGCATCAAAACAGTGGTGGTCAACGCATTTGAGGGGTTAAGAACCCTGCACAACACCTTGCTGGAAATTGGAGCCCATATTATTCAGGGCCTGATTGACGGCATTAGGGAGAGGATCGCCAGCGTCAGAGAGATAGCAGGTGTTGTGGCCGAAGCCGTAAAGGGCAAGATCAAAGAGGCCCTATCCATCCAGTCGCCTTCCCAAGTCATGCACGAATACGGTCTTAACATCAGCGAAGGCTTGAGTCTAGGAATGCGGGAAGGGCTGACCTTTGTGGACGGCTCGGTATCGGATATCATTGCCGCCCTGGTTGATATGCGCAACAGCTTGGAAAAAATCCAAGCAGAAACCAACCGAGAGCTGCTAAAAGCCGAGCAGGCCTATGCCGACCAGTGCCGGGAAGTCCGAACCAAACTGGCTCAGGATGAAATCGCCCTGCAACAGGAACTGTCCGACAAGCTGGCCCAGATTAGTGCGGCCGGCCTGGAGAGAGAAGCCCAGGCGATTGATGCATATAAACAGAGCTATGCGGCCAAAGTGGAGTCCATCAAGAACCAGCTGGGGCTGTTTGATGCAGTGAAGCCCCAAAAAGTGTCGGGTCAGTCCTTGCTGGGCAATCTGGAGGACCAAGTTCAAGAGTTCGATAGCTGGCAGACCAATTTGAAGTTACTGGCCGCCAAGGGGGTTGACCGGGGGCTGATTGACGAGCTGCGGCAGATGGGGGTCAAGGCGGCTCCCCAGATCGCAGCCTTAAACACGCTGACCACTGAAGAACTGGGTAAATATGTGAGCCTTTGGAAAACCAAGAACGCTCAGGCCCGGGCGGAAGCCAACATCGAAATGCGGCAGGCCCGGGTCGACCTGAGCCAGCGCTTGAGTGAGATCAGGATGGAAACCCAGAATCAACTCAGCCAGCAAACTATAGAAATGCAAAACAAACTGCTGGAGATGAAAACCAAAGCCGATGAGGAGTTAGCCAAATACAAAAAGGCCTGGGAAGAAAAGAACGGGGAGATCAAAAAGAACGCCGCTGAGACCATCGCGGCGATAGAAAAGAAATATGAAGAGATAGTTAAAAAATCAGCCGGATACGGTATCCAGGCTATGAGCGAACTGATTCGGGGCATCAGGTCCAGAATGAACTCCCTGCGGGACGTCATGGACGAGGTCAGAAGCATCATGGGTTCTGGTATGGATCCCAATCAGCGCAACTCCCCGTCGCTGGTAGATAAGATTAAAGTCGGGGTGGCCGATATAACGGAGGCCTACAGCACCTTAAAAGGTAATCTGAGCAACCTTGGGTTGCAGAGTACCTTGGCAGGAATTGCCCAGGTAGCTTTGGGAGCAGTTGCGGGGAGTACAACTAACAGCAGTTCCACCACCTTAAATAGGATCAATATAACGGTTAATGGCGGAACTTCCGACGCCGGAGAGCAAATCTACCGCACCTTGCTTGCCAAGGGGGTGCGCTTCAGTGGCTAAAACTCTTAGGATTGCCGGGATTGACCGATGGGCTGACTACCGCCGGGGAAGTCTTAGTATCAGCCAGATCCTGACTTATCAGGTCGACAGCTGTTCATTTGCCCTCAAGGGTGAGAAGCCGGTGCAGGGCAGTGAAGTAATAATTGAAGATACTGCCCTGGCCGAACCGAGGTTTTTTGCCGGGATTATCGACCGGGTGGAACTGATTAACAGCAAGGCTCCGTTGGTATGGAAAGTAGACTGTCAGGACTATACCCTGCAGATGAATAAAAAGCTGGTGGTGGAAACCTACCTGGGCTGGAGCGCGGATGCCATCGTGCGTGATATCCTGAACAAATATTGTCCGGGATTTTCGGCGGCCGGAGTAGCCAGCGGAGCTCCCCTGGTAGAATCCACCGGCACCGACTTTAATTATATAATGCCGTCGGAATGCCTGAAGTGGCTGTGCGGCTATATCGGCTGGCAGTGGTATGTGGACCATTACAAGGTGGTCCATTTTTTTGACCCGGGCGAGATGGGTACCCCGGCCCCCATGAGTCTGCAGCCGGGGGGACGCTTCAGCAATTTCAAAGTCAGCATTGACCACTTAGGACTGCGCAACCGGGTCTATGTACTGGGGGGTAGCATGTTATCTGACCTACAGACCATCGAGTGGAAGGCGGACGGGGCAGCCCGCATCTGGGTGCTCCCCTGGACACCCGGGGAATGCAGTCTGCAGGTGGGCGGAGTGGTCACAAGTATCGGCGTTGAAGGGGTAGATGAGGAAGACACCAAGGACTACCTGGTGAACACTGGCGATGGCTATCTGCGCTGTTCAGCGGGGACTGATACCCCGGCCGGCGGGATGACTATGGCGCTGAGCGCCCGGCAGAGTATCGATGTTATAACCGTAGTCGACGATCTGGCCAGCCAGGCTTCCCTGGCCGCCTTGGAAGGCGGAGACGGAGTGTATGAACACCAGATCAAAGACGATTCCCTGGTGACCATAGAAGCGGCTGAATCGGCTGGCAATGCCGACCTTCGGGAATGGGCCAATCCTAAGACCAGCGGCAGCTTCACTACCGCGGTGCCGGGCTGGTCGCCCGGCCAGCTGGTAGCTATTGAACTGCCCGAGCGGGGCATAAACTCTGTTTTCCTGGTGCAGAAGGTAGTAATCAGCTTAAGCGAAGCCGGGGTCTGGCTTTTTACCGTCGAGTACGGAGGCCGGTTGCTGGGTATCGCTGATTTTCTCAAGGCGCTGGTTTCGGCCCAGCAGAAGCGGAAGATGAACGATACCAAACTAATCCATAAGTTTGTCTATGGAACTGAAGCTATTGCTATTCAGGACATGTTGCTGACCACCGTCAGGCACCGGCCATGGCTGGTTGAGACCTGCTGCAGCAGCACATTAACGATGGGAGGTTGATTCAATGGCGGGAGGATATATTCAGGTACCCCCCGACAGTACCGGGAAAAAGCTGAACGCGCGTTACCAGGCCATCGAAGGCGGGGCTGGTTATGAACAGTATGTAGCCTGGCATGGGCTGCCCACCTTTTATTGTCTGGCACCCAGTGTGGCTCTGGCCCAGAACAAGCATTTGTTTTCTATATATAACGATGCGGGCAGCGGCTATCTGATCAGGATACCCCGGCTATCGATCATCAATATGTCCCTGACCTCGCTTACCGGGGTAGGGGTGGAACTGGATTTCATGCGCACCACCAGCCAGAGCGGCGGGACGGCTATCACCCCGCAAAAAGCAGATACGGCGGATGTGGATTTGGCAGCCGGGATCCATATTGCCACCGGGGCCACTATTGCGGAGGGGGCTATAATGTGGCCGGTAACCCTGAACAACGATGAGATACCCCTCACGCTCAATGCCACCCCTTTGCTGGATTTCAACATGATACCGAGGGGATTGGATGTTAAGCCGCTGTGTATCAGGCCTGGGGAAGGTTTCAGCATTAAACAGATAACCAGTACCATAGTGGGGCTTTGGTCGGTACTAGCAGTAATTACGGCCGAGGACGGCGCTTAGGAGGAACTCTTATGGCAATGATATGGGAAATGCACCAGTGGGGGCTGGAGGATATCCCGCAGCCAGAAAGCTCAGCTATTGCGACCATCGGCAGTCTAGTCCGCATCTATCCCGAGAATCAAGCCATGTCATTGCCCCGGGGCCTGCAGTTGTCCTTGAGTCCTGATGGCAGCCAGTGGAGTGCTTGGGAGGAGATAGACTTTTCCCGGGCCATTAACGTGCCTTATCCCGGGTTTCTTAAATTCAGGGCTTATCACAAGACCGCGGTGCGAGTATTTAACTATAAATCGCCGCAAGAAGCGGATTCAGTTGTGGGCCTGACCGTGGTATTGGGACAGTATGGGGTGGTGTAAATATGAAGGAAACCATCAGTTTGAAGTCGGAGTGGTATTTGGAATATGAAGACGGAACCGTGATCGGTCCTTTGCAGAACTATGTAACCAGTGCCGGATTAGGTATAGCTGCGCAGAAGGTTGCAGGCCTATCCAGCCCCTACCTGGTTATCGGCGACGACCTGGCGGAAGGGGATACCATTGCTGAGGTTTTTCGCAAATCGGTATCAGTGGTAACCCAATTGGGCAATGCCATAAGGCTCAGGACGGTGCTCTTAGCCGGAGAAGGCAATGGGCAGCACCAAAAGACCTGCATATTTACTGACGCCACCGATGCCCCCGGTTCGGGCACCATGTTTAATCTCTTGAAAGTGCCCTGGGGCAAGGAAAACCAGATGATACTGACGGTTGAATGCAGGTTGACGCTGCAGTAGGGGGGTAGTGAAATGTTGTTTGCGGCTGAAAGCGGCCAGACAGTGATCGATGAAAACCTGGCCAACTCGTGGATGGTGATGCAGGAATTCTCGCATGTTTATGAAGGCACCGCTTTTGATGGTAAAAACGGTGCTGGTATCGCCGAGTATGATTGTGCCGGCTACGATCATGCGGTGCGCTTCAAGGCGGGTGCGGATGCTTCAATAGCTAGAGCGGTATTTGAAATTATCAAGCACGGCCAGGGAGCAGATATCATCCTTGAAGTCCGGGACGGGTTCAATCCGGACGGCTCAGCAATAGGATCGTTGCTGAGGTATATGGTGCTGCCCAAAGAGTTTATGCCAACCAGCAAGGGCTATTTCAGCATCCCGGTAGATATATCTGACCTGGTGAGCGGGGCTTATTACTGGTTTATCGTTAAGAAGGGCGGGGATGCGGACCACCATTTCCACCTGCATGGGGAAACCGTCCAGGACTCCTTGTACCCGACCTACCAAAGGGCCGGAGAAAGCGGAGCATGGACGGCGGAGAACGCCATCCATTTCAATGTGTACAACGGGGAGACGGGCAATCTGCTGCATGGCATCTACGGCTGCAACGCCATTACCTGGCTGGAGTGGGAAGGGGATCTGATTTTAAGAGCCTGCCGTTATCTGCCCCCCGCTTCTGGTTATAGCGGCGGAGTCAGGCAGATCAAGACCTACCAATGGTCGGGGGAAATTTTGAAGCGGGGGGTGGTATAGTGTTCGGATCTGAGGAAATCCTGGCTTTTATGCGCCGCTCGGTGGGTGTGCGCGGTGATGCGGCCGATACTGCCGGAAGTATTCATTCCAAGGTAAAAAAGTTAAGTGACGATGCTTTGGCGGCTTTGGCTAGAGCGCCCTGGAATGCAAAAAGCATAACCATTACCGCCGGGTACACAACTTCCAACAAAACCGCCGACGATATCTGGCACGATTACGCGGCCATAACCGGACCCCGAACCATCATCGGCGGCTATGTCAGGCTATGGACTCCGGGCAGCACAACCTATGTGAGCAATCGGCTGCTGATAGATGGGGTTAGCGTGTTTTCATTTGCCACACCTGACTATGTTCTAGATGCGGGAACCAGACCCGGCAGATTGCCCATAGGCTACTTCAAGACCTATACCGGCACCCGACTGCAAGGCGGCGGATTAGGAACTGCCTATGATGGTGACGATGACACAATAACCGGCGGAGAATGGTGGGTTATCCCCTTCGGGACCCCGATCCAGTCCTCTTTCAATTTACAATACCAGGTGCAGACCGGAGGTAGCAGTTCGTACGCGGCCCGGGCGCAGTGGGGATTATGGCATGTGGCCGCTTAGGGGGGATGATGAGTGGAGTTAAATGACAACGGCCTTATATATGAAATACAAATGGAAAACGGGATTGAGGTAGCCAGGTATATCAAGTGTGCTTATCTGCATCTCAATATAGACTGTGCGGAGACGGTCGCGGTTAACCAGGAGGTCAATGTAACTTTGGCTTACCGGGATTACCACGACAATCCCCAGAACAACTCCGACAAAATGACCATTGAAGTAATCTATGACGGTGAGGTTGTGGCGGCTCAGGCAATAACACCGTTAAAGGGGATAGGAACTCTAATCCTACAGTTCGCCGGACCGGGTGAATATACAATAGCTGTCAGCAGCGATTGCACCTGCGAACCGGCGGTGAAGAAGGTGATGGTTAATGGCTGATAAACTGGTGGTAGCAAAAACCGCAAAACATATAGCCGCCGAAGATGAAAAAGCAAAGATAGATGAAAGGACAGCCAAAATGAAACCCCTGCTCGACAAAGCGGGCAAGGATGCAGTCCTGGCTGACATCTACGAGCAAAATAAGCTCATCCTAGAAATCCAAAATGAAATATGGGAATTGCTCTTAAAGGGGCGATAGCCAAGTGGAACTTTCCATATCCATGGGCCTTATGGCTCTTTTTTTTATCGACAAAATTCCGGGGTAAAGCATGCAGGGAAGGGGAGTGAGGGATGGAAAACCTAGCGCTGTTGGGAGCCATAGGGACCGTGTGCTCGGTTGCCTTCGGGTATGTTGGCTACCAGCAAGGGATAAAAAATGCTTGTAAAGACGAAGGCCAAGAAAGTGGAGAACTGAAAGCAGACATCAAATACATCAAGAGCGGGGTCGATGATATTAAGATTGATCTAAAAGTGCAGGAAAAAAGAGTTAATGAACTTTCCGAGCGGGTAACCAGGGTAGAAGAGTCCACCCGGCAAGCCCATAAGCGCATTGATGAGATCAAGGACAGTTAGGAGGCACCATGACTTTCTCGAAATTTATCGTCACTTTGTTACTCATTAACGGGATAATCTGGACCTACATGTCTTATTACCTCGCCTATCTGGGCCGAGATCAAATTGCGGAAACGTTGAGCACCGCCGTATTGGTTCAAATTTTGGGTGTGGTGGTCGTTTATTCAGCCAAGGCACTATTTGAAAACCTGAGCAAAAACAACAACTGGCCGGATAAGACAGCTAAGACCGTGAAGAAGGAGGAGGTTACCACTTATGAGCAGCCCTAGTGTATATTTGTCGGCATCATCCCAGGAAGATAATCTGGGAATTGACGGGGTTTCCGAGGAAGCTAGGATGAACGTACTGGTTCGTGATGTGGGTAATATCTTGACCAGCCGAGGTATAACAGTTTACTACAACGATCCAGCGTGGAGTTTGTCGAAAATTGTAAGCGACAGTAACGCCAAGAAACCAGATCTGCACATAGCAGTCCATACCAACGCCGGGGGCGGTACCGGCACCGAAACTTGGTGTTATGGCATCTCGGGCACAAACAGCGCCGCCTTCGGATCCAAACTGCAAGCTGCCCTGGTCGGTACACTGGAACTCAGAGACAGGGGCATAAAAGACAGTTCGGTACCGGGGTTCAGATGGGCTGAGGTGGTCAATACCAATGCTACCTCGGTACTGACCGAGTTGTTTTTTCATGACAACGCTGAGGATGTGGAGCGGTATAACCAGAGGTACCAGCGGGTGGTAGCGGCCATGGCAGATGCCATATCGGAGTGGTTTAATCTATCAACTCCGAACCGGGTCCAGATCCAGGCCGGCGGGGAAAATATAGGTGCAGTAATAATCGATAACCGGTCTTATGCTCCAGTTCGCCAGCTGGCTGAAGCTCTGGGACACACAGTAGATTGGATCGAGAGTACCAGAACCGTTGTAGTTAAATAGAAGGATGAAGGGGTGAAATTTAGTGAGACCATTACTAGAAAGACTAAAGAGCCGCAAATTTCTAACCGCATTGGCCAGTGCGGTTTTTATTATTATTAATGAAGGATTGGGAGCACCAGTAAACCGTGAGGCCTATGCTTGGATTTCAGGAACCATTATCGCCTTTATTCTGGGCGAAAGCTATGTGGACGGCAAGGCAGCGAAATAGAAAAACAAATATGAAAGCACCTGTGATTTGGTGATGAAAGATGGTCCGTGGAGCAAATCAATGCGCTTCGCGGGCCTTTTTTTGTTTGAAACCGTCCGATTATTACTCCTCCTGTGGCTTAAACCGAGGGCTTGTTGATTTGCCTTCGGAGGAGGAATCGTAATGACAAAACAGCAAAAAGAGCAAATCATTAAAATGCGCAGGGACGGCTTCAGCTATTCGAGCATATCGACAACACTCAATATTTCCGAAAATACGGTAAAGTCATTCTGCCGTAGGAACAACCTTGGCAGTATTCATATAGAAACGAGTTTACAGAAGGATGGGGCTTTCTGCCGGCAGTGCGGAACCCCTCTTACCCAGCTATCTGGCGTGAAGCCAAAGCAGTTCTGTTCGGATAAATGCCGCATGGCTTGGTGGAATGACCACCCGGAAGCCGTCAACCGGAAAGCCATCTATACCTTTACCTGCCCTATCTGTGGCCGTGAGTTTGAAAGTTACGGAAACAAGAACCGCAAATACTGTTCTCGCGCCTGCTACGGCAGGTCAAAGGCGGTGCGGCATGGGTAAGGCCTTAGCAATCATCCACTATACAACTGCCCTGGCGGTTTTCAAAAAATGGCTTGCGATGGGCATTATTCATGAAGATGAATTGATAAAAATAGAGAAAGCTATCGCTGAAAAATACGGGCTTTCTTTTCGCAGCATATATCGCCAAAACGCTTGATAAGAGGGGCTTTCAGAGCGAATATGTGTCATAACGAAAGGAGGCCCTTATGGAAAGAATAGTTAAGAAGATATCACCTTCGGTGTTGCCACTTCCGGCAAGATTACGGGTGGCTGCCTATGCCCGTGTATCATCGGGAAAAGATGAAATGCTTCATTCCCTTGCGGCTCAGGTCAGCCATTACAGCAACCTCATTCAGCAACGACCGGAATGGCAGTATGCGGGTGTATACGCCGACGAGGCACTGACGGGAACCAAGGATGCTCGCCCACAATTTCAGCGTCTAATTGCCGACTGCAAGGATGGCCGCATTGACCTGGTGGTTACTAAATCAATATCACGCTTTGCCCGCAACACCGTAACGCTGCTTGAAACCGTGCGAGAACTCAAACTGCTTGGGATCGACGTATATTTTGAGGAACAGAATATTCACTCCATGAGCGGGGACGGAGAACTCATGCTCACCATCCTGGCATCCTACGCCCAGGAGGAAAGCCGTTCGGTTAGTGAGAACTGCAAGTGGCGGATTCGCAAACAGTTTCAGCAAGGTGAGATCGTAAACCTGCGTTTCATGTACGGGTACCGAATCAACAATGGTCAAATTGAAATCGATCGGGAACAGGCTGAAATTGTACGACTGATCTATACCGATTACATAAACGGCCTGGGATGCGACCGGATTGCAGCCAGGCTGCGGGAAACAGGTGCGACGACCTATCATGGCAGAGAATGGACTGCAAAGCGGGTCCTGGCCATTCTTAATAACGAGAAGTATTCCGGCAATGCGCTGCTTCAGAAAAAGTATGTTGCCGACCATTTGTCCAAGAAGCTGCTTTATAACCGGGGAACCCTGCCAAAGTACTATGCCGAAGGAACCCATGAGCCGATCATTGATCCTCTCACATTTCAAAAGGCGCAGGAAATAATGGCTGAGCGCCGGGAGAACAGAAATGTCAGGAAGAATCCGGCCAACCGGTATCCGTTTTCGGGCATAATCTTCTGCCCCCGCTGCGGAAAAAACTACCGACATGTAACCTACAAGGGGCATACAGCCTGGAACTGCGCCACCTTCATTCACTCCGGAAAGGACGCCTGCCCAGCGAAACAGATTCCGGAACCAATCTTATTGTCGCTGACCGCTGAAGTGCTGGGCCTGGCGGAGTTTGATGAGGTGGTTTTCCGGTCCCAGATTAAGCAGATGCAGGTGCCGGAGGCAAACAAGGTCATTTATATCTTTCAGGATGGTCGTGAAGTTGAAGCCGTCTGGCAAGACCGGTCGCGCAAATCAAGCTGGGATGACAAAAAGAAACAGCAGGCGCGAGAAAGAGTGCTTGCATACCAAAGGGGGGATTTAAAGTGAAACCCGCCCGAGCCGTTACTGTCATACCACCAACTATAAATCGGTTTGCGCCGGAGACGCCTGGTGTGGCAGTAAGAAAAAGAGTAGCCGCCTATGCCCGCGTTTCAACAGATTCTGAGGAACAGCTTACCAGCTATGAAGCCCAGGTAGACTATTACACGAAATACATCAAAGAACATACCGATTGGGAATTTGCCGGAATCTACACCGATGAAGGCATCAGTGCCACCAACACCAAAAAACGCGATGGGTTCAAGCAGATGGTCGCAGATGCACTGGACGGGAAGATCGACTTGATCGTTACTAAATCAGTCAGCCGCTTTGCACGAAATACAGTTGATTCTTTGGTTACGGTACGCCAGTTAAAGGAAAAAGGCGTGGAGGTCTATTTTGAAAAGGAGAACATTTATACGCTGGACAGTAAGGGGGAACTATTAATCACCATCATGTCCAGCCTGGCGCAGGAGGAAAGCCGTTCAATCTCCGAAAACGTAACCTGGGGACAGCGCAAACGCATGGCTGACGGAAAAGTCAGCATGCCTTATGCCCACTTCCTTGGTTACGAAAAGGGCGAGGATGGGTTGCCCAAAATCGTAGAAAAGGAAGCGGAAACAGTACGTCTGATTTACCGGATGTTTCTTGAAGGTAAAACACCTTCAGCCATCTCAAAACACCTCGCTAATCAGGATATCCCCTCGCCATGCGGAAAGAAAACCTGGCAAGTGGCGACAGTTATTAGCATTCTGACTAATGAAAAATATAAGGGGGACGCGCTTCTGCAAAAACGATTCACGGTGGATTTTCTCACCAAAACCACCAAAGTGAACGAGGGCGAGGTTCCCCAATACTATGTTCAGAACAGCCACCCGGCCATTATTGAGCCGGACGAATTCGATGCGGTGCAGAATGAAATGGAACGGCGTAAAAAGCTCGGCCGACCAATCAGCTGCCATAGTCCGTTTTCAGCAAAAATTATTTGCGGCGAGTGCGGTGGTTTTTACGGATCCAAGGTCTGGGGTTCAAACACCAAATACCGGCGCACAGTATGGCGGTGCAATAAAAAGTATAAAAACGATAAACCTTGTCCAACACCCCATTTAACAGAAGACGAAATCAAGCAGCGATTTCTGGCGGCTTTTAATATACTGATGGGTAGTCGAGACGAACTTCTCGCCAACTGCCGGCTGGCCCAAGAGGTCTTATGCGACTGTTCGGCAATTGAAACAGAACTCGCGGAACTGCACCGCGAAATTGAAGTTGTTTCCGAACTCACTAGAAAATCCATTTATGAAAACGCCCGCTTTACCGTTAATCAGGATGAATTTAACGAACGCCACCAGGGATACATTGAGCGTCACCGGATAGCAACAGAGCGGTTTGCCGAACTGGAGGATAAGCAGCTAAACCGTCAAGACAAATCATTGACACTGGAAAGGTTTATTCGGGAAATCGAAACCCGACCGCTTGTGATTGAGGAGTTCGATGAGAAGCTGTGGGTAGTCGTAGTTGAAAAGGTTACTGTCCACCGAAATGGAAGGCTGGAATTTGTTTTCAAGGATAGAACTTGTGTTCATGTGTAGACGATAACAATGTTGCATAGCAAACCGCTAAGCCGGTGATTGCTGGTTATGGGCCTTTATTATTAAGGGGATTAGGCATGAGAAATTTATAGTCATTTTATGAAAAATTATAAAATATTAAATAACTGAATTTTAGCTTTTCTGTTTTTAAGTTGATTCTAGCAGGAATTAGCCATACATAAATAGAAATATTTAGTAATGTTTATTGCGGGGTGAACTTATGCGAATAAAACAACTACTAATAATTCTCTTTTTGATCATAGGCACAATAGTTGCCGGCTGTGGTATTGCGGAGGACCGGGGACAGGAGGTTCCAATCGGCGAGCTTATATTGAATCAGGAGAAGAATACTTCCGTACAAATTACTGAAGTCGAAGGCTCTACAAATATCCGCAGTATCACGCTCACAGATCCTTCCGATATCGATTCGATCATAGCTGCGGTAAAAGATATAACGGTGAAGCGTCTAACCTTCGAGGAGGAGCAGGCCTTCATGCCGACCAGGATCATGGATAAACATTTGACTATTGCGTTCGATGATAACATGAATCCCAATCGGAGAATGCAGGGTGCTGTCACGATATGGCCGGATGGCTATATCTGGGCTTCTGACATCGAGTCCATGGCCAGTTCCAAAAGAACCGGTTCATATTTGTCAGAAGCCAGATATCCCGAGATTTATAATCGTTTCTTGGAACGGGAAACCAGATTAGGGCCTGGTGAGAAATGAGGTCAGCGAAATGTTGGAATTTTTAGATAAGTATTTAGCTGTTATTAATGCAGTTATAGCCACAGCTTCTATTATCATCTTATATGCGTTATTTGGTTTATTGCGTAAAAAGTTTGATAAGCCTAAAACATTTTGGATAATATATTGGGCATCGAGTTTAATTGTTTTGCTAGGCACTATATTTTTATTAAGTATTTATATTAAACTAAACTATACTTTGGCAGGGCATGCAGTAGGCATAAACTGGGGATATAATGAGTTGCTTTTTTATGGTCTGGTGTATTTCCTCGCCGTGCTCGGCATTTTCTATATATGGTATAAAAAAGGAAAAAGACCTGTTTCTCATGCTGTAATCTTCTGGGCATTAGCTATTGTTTTGAGCTATCTTCTTTTCAAAGCCAGTATACTAATAATCAAGTATTTTATTATACTTAAAGTTTTATAG